CTACAAATTCATCATCTAAATTGTTTTGCATTATATAATATCTTAATATAAAAATTTTATATAAAAATCAAAAATCAAATTTAATCTTTTATTTTTCGTCGTAATCCACCACTTGGACCCCCACCAGAATGACCTAAACCAAACATTTTAAGTCCAGAATCAGCCATTTTAGCATATTTATTATCAGAAGATGCCAAAGCTTGACGGGCAACAGGGGCAACCGCTCGGGCGATTGGCATTAAAGCTTTACCAATTGATTTAAGGGAATCCAAGAAACCACCACCAACTTGACGAGCAACATCACTTCTTGAATAAGGTTCTTGTTCAGACGTTTCAAGGACTGTTTGTTTATCCAAAATTGCCGTAAACACAGAACTGCTACCATTTTCTAGAACAAAAAGACCACTATTCATCGTAATTAAAACTAATTGACAATTATTATAAGCCACTGAATCCCAATTTTGAACATTACAATTGAACTGTAAATTAAATGACCCAATCGACCCAGGGGCTAGGAAGTCGTCTGTTAATTGAACAGTTCTACCCATATCCAAGACCAAAACAGATCCTATAGTTCGTTGTGCGGTTGAAGCACCATCAGCATCAGCAGCCGTTAAATCAGCGGGTGAAATCATTGCGATCCCTCTAAATTCATTCCAAGCAAGATTCGAACCTGCATCACAACTTGCTCTCCATAAATCATATTGACTGTAAGATGATAAGAGACCTGATTGATTGTTCCAGTTAATATTTATTGAACTAATTGGAAAAAATGAATCTGCATTAGCATTTGTAATTGTAGATGGATCTTGACGAACAAAAATAATAAGTTTATCGGGACATTGATTTAATTGAAGTGATTGTGAATTAAATATTGTGTTGCTTGGCTGTAAATTTCCATTCGCATACGAACCAGAACAAGCTGGCAATGTATTTTGACCTGAGGAAATATAACGAGGTAAATCATAGTATCCAACAACATTTCTAGATGGTAAAAGGTCTGAAGGATGAGGAGTAAGATAAGTAATATATAAATTTGTTGAATTTGCATCAAAACCTTGTGCAGCAAGTGAAATTGTTCTAATATCCCCAGCGTTATTAGAACTAGGATTGATATTTGCAGATGTTCTAACAACTCGATTAGCACTTCCTACATTGAATAAAAATGTAAGATTTGTAACTCCATAAAATCCTTGGTTATTAGTTTTTGGGGCACCCCAAATTAATGGTGATAAAAGCAAAGGTTCATAAGAAGTAAATTTTAAAGTTACTGTTCCTGAACTAACAGTATTAGGTGCTACATTTCCTGTAACACTATCAACATAAAATGAACCTCTAGTTGCTAAATCATAATCTACACATTTATCCCAACCACCAAAAGGAGAATTAAATAATGAATTATTTACCGCTATATCGTAATCCGCCCAAGTATCTCGTTGAACTGGTGTAGCACCATTATAACGAGATAATTCTCGGCTATCTAACATAGTTAATAAAGCGGGAAGAACATCCGCAATATTAATTGTTACTGTATTTGAGTTAATTGTCATTGACATTGTGGAAAATAAACTTTGAATTGGAAATGGACCTAATCCAAAGTTATTCCCAGGCTTAATATATAAATTTCCTATAGCTGCTGCTGGAGGAGTTGTAATAGTAAGTGTAACTGTTGCTTTTAACATAATTCGACGATCTAATACGGTGGTCCGATTCGGAACTTGAATATTGAATGTTATAGCACTATTACTTGCTGATATAGCCTTATAGGGGTATACTGTGACGTTTTGTCCTCCCTTTTTTACGGCAAATTTTAATTCTGATGTTATATTAGCTAAACGTTCATCTTTTACCAATACTGGAACGAAATCTTGAGACATTGTATATATATATTTATTATAAAGATAATAAATTTTATAGAAAAAGTTTTATAATTAATATTTTGAAAATACTGAGGATTTTTTTCTAAATAGAATTTTTATATTACAACTATTTTGTGATTGTAAAATGAAAGGGTGTAAATTAGAATAATTATCTTTCCAAAATACACTTATATCTATATTTTGAATTTGAGTATTTGAAACCATATCAATATATCTATATTGGGCAGTTGGATTATAAGAAACAGAAGGTCTATAACCATTACCAGCATCAACCCCTACTTCAAAATCTGTAATCATATTAGTAAAATTTGAGTTAGATACACCTGTAAAAAATGGACTATTATTGTTATATACTTTTGGAACAGCTACTTGAGTTGAAACTACTGGCAATAATGAAGAAGCAAAAACAAGAGATTGAACTGGATTGGCTACAGTTGGAAATGTTGATATTTCTTGATATGCCTGTAAATAATTTATACTATTTAAATTATATATATTTCCCCCATTTTGATTTGCAATTGTTAATTTATAATTTTTACCATTTGTAACCGCTTGACCATAATACAATGCATCAAATGAGGCAAATAAAGAATATAATGGTGAATTAAAATATATATATATAGGTGTAGTTAATGTATCTGAAAATCCTAAAATATCAGCATTAATAATTGCTTTATAATTAGGTATATCCCATTCAACAAAAGGGGGATTAGTTGATGGCAATCCTCCACCCACAGAACTTATTAAATTAGTCATTGCAGTTGACAAAGCATTATTTAAAATATAAATAAAGTGTTGAAATGAATAACAATTATAATATGGACTATTTATATCAGTTTGTTGTAGAGGAATATTTGGGGGAGTTGCTCCATAATCTTGAGGTATCCAAACAAGATTAACAGGACTATCAATACCATTATAACTGAGGCAAACTTGATAAATTAATTCGTTTGGATTTGAACTATCTAAATTAACTTGAGGAAGAAAAACAGGTAATGAACCTGTAACTAAATTAAAACGAACAACTGATAAATAATAATCTCCAGCATTATTTAAAATAGGATTATTACGAACTTCATTAATATATAAATATGGATTTGGTGATGTTCCTGTTCTATCATCATTAATCATACTTAAATCAAAATATATATGGTCATTATCCTCTTTTGGTAAATCAGATTCATATTTAAAATAAGACATTTTATATATATTATTATAGATATAAAATTCAATTATAAATTAATTTATTCATCTAAATTTTCTCCCAATTTGATTTTTTCCCCTAATACATCAGTTTTAAATTTAATTAAAAATAAATCAAATAAATCCGCAGGAGTTATTAAATCTTTAAAATCTAATATTCCTTGTAAATATTTTCTTAACATTTCAACAGCATCATCATATATATAAATATTTGATTCTCTTTTCATTCCTAGTCGTTTTATTGTATTAAACAAAATCTCATCCTGTGATATTTCTGTATTAACTTTTCTAATGCCTAATTGATTTAAAGTTTCAACTGGTAAATCTTCAACTTTTTCAATAATTGATGGTATTTCACAATTCATTTATATATTATAAAAAGAAAATAATTTAATATTAAATATTTTTTTTAACTTCTTTGAATAATTCATATAACCAACTAATAATAAAACCAACCAAAAAACCTGTCATATAATATATATCAGAAAAAATTTTTATATAATATATCTTTATTTATGTTTGTAATTTGACCATCTGCGTATTGTATCATCATATAATTTAAAATTAATATCACCATCAACAATTTCAGGGTGCGAAAATATTGTATCGCTTTTAATACTGATATCAGTATTATTATAATTATATAATTCACTTATTCCTTTTACTACAACAAAAATATAGTCCATTCTGAAATTGTAGTGTATTCTAAATTTATATTGTTCAACATTGAATTCTATTTTACATCCAAAAGGAAGTATAAACTCAATATCATTACACTGTTTTCTATACATATCCACATATATACGTCTTAAACTAAAAGGTAGATTTTTTATACAATTTCCAAAAGAAATATGTATAGAATCTATTATTAAAATTTCTAAATCAATTGGTAAATTTTCAAAATATGGGTCACCAATTTTGAAATTTTCAACATATAATATTTTTGGCATATATAATATATCTATATAAAATTATATAAATTAATTTATTTACAATTAAATATTTATTTTGTATTGTATTTACTTAAATGTCTGTATATTGTATTTTCAATTGGTTCATTATATAAAATTAAATTAATATTATAACCAACAATTGTAGGTTGTAAAAAATTTTTATCACTTTTAATATTAATATCGGTATCAGTATAATTACGTAGTTTACTTATTCCTCTTATTACCATAAGACTATGGTCCGATCTAAAATGATGTGATATTCCAAATGTATCAGGGTGTTTGTCATCTCTGAATTCTATTTTACATCCAAAAGGAGTTATAAACTCAATATCATCACAATATTTTCTATACATATCTATATATATACATCTTAAACTAAAAGGTAGATTTTTTATACAATTTCCTAAAGAAGCATTTATATAATCCACTATTAAAATTTCTAAATCAATTGGTAAATTTTCAAAATATGGGTCACCAATTTTAAAATATTCAACATATAATATTTTTGGCATATATAATATATCTATATAAAATTATATAAATTAATTTATTTACAATTAAATATTTATTTTATTATTTATTTATATAAAATGTATAAAGTAGCAATTATAGATTATAATTATGAATATCATATTACATTAGCAATAAATAATTTAGATTTAGATGTAGAAGTTCTTATTTTTTTTAATCTTCCTAGAAATATAATTATTAAAAATTTACCAATTCTTTTACGAAAAATATTTACTTATGATGGAAAATTGGAAAATTATAATATTAAAATACAAATGCCTTTTGGATGTATTTTATATGAATACGATAAAACTAGAATAAAAAATATATGTCATAGATCAGATAAAGTTTTAAGTCCTAATGTTGGAATACCTTATTTTGTTAATTATAGGACTCTTGAATTTAGGGGATTGAATAATGTATGGGGAAAAGATAAAAGTTTTTCATTATATACTAATAAAAAAATAATGGAAATTAAAAGAGGATATAACACAATGAAATTGACTTATTGGACACATTTTTAATATTAAATATTTAAGATTTAATATATTTTATAAAAAATATTAATATAAATATTTAATATTAAAATTTTAGGGTTAAAAATTCCATTTACAATTAAAAATAAATTTATTTTTAAGGTTAAAACCCTATTAAATCTAAGATTTTTAATATATATTTAATATTAAATAACTTAATCCCCGTAATTTAAGAATTATTTATCCTTACAATTTCTACAAATCCAATCATTTTCAGGATTACATCTACATTTATATTTTTTTTGTTCTCCTTCTTCCTTTTTTTGTGTTTGTTCAATATCTTTTTTAATTACAGAATAAGCTTCTTTAAATGATACTTCTTTTCCATTAAGTAATACATTTATATTACCCATATTAGAATTAATAAATTCTAATTTTTCAAAATCAGTCATTTTTTCAAATTTATCCATTTATATAATATATATATAAATATATTTTTTTTTAAAAATCTATTTTAACTAGTTTAGTAATTGGTATAAATATATGAGTTACTGGTTTATCTTTTATTCCATAACGGGGATTACATACAAATAATTTTTTTTTAAAAGTATTAAATAATTCTTTATTATATTCAATATAATATATACCATCTGTAAAAGCAAATACAAACCTATGATCAGTTGTAAAAATTTTATGTTCAGGTATAATTGTAGTTAAATATTTATTAAATTCAAAATCTCTTGATTTTAATTCATAATAATATTTTTCACCTTTCCAATCATATTTAGAATATTGTTTTCCTTTAACTAAATTATCATTAAAATAATTATTTAGAGTTTCTTCTATTTCTATTTCTTTATTAAGACCGTTTTTTAACTGCTCAAAAAAGTTTTTCATATATTATATAAATTAGAAATAAAATATTTAATATTAAAAATATATTCTATAGGTTTTTTTATTTTCCAGTTATAAAATAATATATATTACATTTATATATATCTTATGAGTTGGAATACTAATTTATTATTACAAAATTTAAATACAAAAGTTAATAATTTACAGACTGAAGTTGATGAATTAATATTGGGGGCAGGTATTCAAAATCCTCTTCAAATGGATGTTATTGGAAATAATAAAAATATAACTGGAGTTAATCTTTTATCTTCTACAAGTTTAAATACTGAAGGAGGAACACTTAATGCTGTAAATGTTAATAATTCCCATATATTATATGGTCAAGTTGATACACTCGCAATTAATAATTGTTCTTTGGGGACAACATTAAATTGTGATAATAATGATTTGGAAAATATTGGTAATATAAATATTACTAGTATGTCAGGAACTTCTTCTAATATAACAGTTTCTAGTAATTTAGATTGTAGTTCAAATTCAATTACTTGTGGAACTCTAAATTATAGTAGTTTGAATCCTCCTTTACCATCTGCTCAAGGTTTAGAATCTGTTTTGACAGTTTCAGATGATGGAGGTGGTAAAAATATAACAAATGTAGGAAGTATTAATTGTAGTTCTATTTCTGCAAATGGTGGAACATTAGATAGTTTGAATATTAATAATTGTAATTTTCAATATGGTTCATTAGATACATTAGCCTTAAATAATTGCACATTAGGAAGTGCATTAAATTGTGAAGGTGAAAATTTAGATAATGTAGCTACTATAAATGTATCAACTATTTCAAATACTGGTGATATAACAGTATCAAATAATTTAGATTGTGGAACAAATAATATTACTTGTAATACTTTAAATTATACTAGTTTAAATCCTGCAATTTCGGGGGATCAGGGATTGGCATCAGTTTTAACTGTTTCTAATGATGGAAATAATAATCCTATTCAAAATGTCAGTAATGTAAGTATTAATTATGAACTTTTAATGACTGGTTCAACTAATAATTTAGGTGTAATTAATTTTAATACTGGAACTACATCTTCTACACAAATTTCATCTGGTTCAAATTCTGATGGTTCTTTAGTTGTTCAAATGTATAATAATGGTTCTCTAGTTACTCAACCTGTATCTTTTAATGTGGATGGATCTGTTGATATTGGTAATAATTTAGGAGTTAGTTCAACAAATTCTATTTTAAAAGTTTCAGGAACTGGGATTAATGTTGATGGTGAAATAGATGGTGATATTATTAATTTAAAATCAACATCAACTAGTGATAGACCAATTATTTATTTAGATAACAATGTTAATAAATATAGTTTTTATAATAAAGCTCAAACAGAAGTAAATGCTGGACAATTAAATATTTCTAATACTGTTTCTAGTGTCAATCATAATGTATTAACTGTAAATAGTGATTCTGGTAATATGTATTTAGGAGATGATAAAGGAATTAACAGAATCTGGCAATATTGCGGATTAGATGGTTCCACACAGTTAAAGGGGTTAATGTATAACAGTTATAATAATAATCCATTAGTATTAAATTATTTTAATCTAGTAGTTAGTAATACAAATATTTTAGAAGTTGGTGAAAATGTTCCTGTTTATGGATGGTTAGCAAGTTTAGATACTTCATCATTTTTTGCATTATCAGATTATAATAATAGTAATTATCCAACACATATAAAATATGATTTTTCAAAATTATTATTTCAATTTGAACCAACTGTTTTAATAGAACCCAATACAAATAATTCAATAGTTATTAATTTATATTTAACAGATAATCCACTTAATGATTATAGTCCAACCAATGGAAACTATTTACAATTCACTTTTCAATATCCACAAACATCATATATAGGAAATTTAACTTCTAGTGCTGTATTATATTTTCAAAATGGTGGAAATCCAATTGGGGCAAATAGTGGGGGAACTGTTTATTTAATGTTTAAACCTCTAACTGGTGATTTTAGTTATATAGTTAACAATCTTAGTATTTCGGGACTTGTTGAAGCAACGAGACCATCATTTAATACTACTCAAATGATAAATAATCAAGTAGTTCCATAAAATTATATAATCTTATTATATATGCAACCTGAATTGATTATTTTAATTTCTACTATATCCACAACTTTTATAGCTTTATTAGCTGTTTGTATTAGAAATATTTCTAAATATGGTTTTTTGAGTAAATGCTTGACTTTTAAATGTATTTGTTGTTGGTATTTTTTTGGTTGTGAATGGAAAAGAAAACCAGAATTAGAAACAACTGATATTCCTATTGATAATATAAATAATAATTCAAACAATAATTTAAATATAGTTTAAATTGTATTAATTTTTTATTTAATAATTTTTAACTGACAGTTGTCATTTGAAATTTAGTAGAATTATTAGTTCCAATAATAGCTGATGCCATTGATCCTGCATTTGAAGATGCTGATACATTATTAGCATACAAAACAACACATCCACCAGTATTTATAGTATTGACACAATGTCCAGTTGATGCCCCTGTTCCTGCTAAACTAAAAAAATTATTTAATAATACACATACGGAAGCGGATCCAAGTGCGGTTTCATATAAAATACCTGTTGAAAAATTTGGACTTGCTGGACTTTTACTTGTTCCACTTGAATAAACGAAAGCCGAATTTGCAATTGTTTTTGTTGGAGTAGATGCAATTGATAAAATAGCTTTTGGAGCTGAATCAGTTGAATCTGATGTTAATAAATTTGTTGAAAATGTATCAATTCTAGATGTTCCCGAAAATTTTAATACATTTCCTTTACCTTTTTGAGTAAAAATACAATTTGTTATACTTGACATTCCAGAACCTTGTATTAAAATTAGTTCATTTGTGCTTGTTGTTGTTTCATTAGAAGCCTTTACAAAATTTAAATTTAATCTATAATCACCACTAGGATTATTATTTAATACTTGATCATTACCATATAAATAACAATTTTGTATATTTAATCTATGTGGGGTTGAAGAAGTATTTGAAATTGAACCATTTAATAATAAATTGGTAAATTCAACATTGTTGTTATTCATATCTGAATTTCCATTAGTTATATTTAATGTAATTGTTCCACTTATTGATGAACCTGTATCTGATAAAGTCCCATAATTTGAAACTCCATTAATACTTAATCGGGGATATGAAATTGTTAAATTTTCTGTAAATGTTCCTCCTGATAATTGTATATAATTATGTGTTCCATTATATGATGATTCTATTTGAGTAATACAATATTGTAATGTTGCATAAGGATTTAATAAACTACCTACACCTGTTGAATCACTACCATTTTTAGAAACATAATAAATATTGGATAAACTTTTTAGAGATATTGTTGATGTCCCATTTAATGATAATTGATAACCATTTATATAATTACAATTAACTAAATTAAAATTATCAAAATCTACATTATTAACTGCTACAAAATTACTCCATAAACTCGCATTAGCTGGGTCTCCAGTTGCTCCTGTATAACCTGTATAACCTGTATAACCTGTATCTCCTGTTGCTCCTGTTGCTCCTGTTGCTCCTGTTGCTCCAGTGACTGATAAATTAATTGAATTAGCTATTATATTCCCATTAGAATCAACTGAAAAAGAATTATTAGTATTTGCAAATATATCTGATGTAGCTGTAGAACTATTTAAAGCTTGACAAAATACATCACCTCCATTATTTGTATAAAATGAATTATTAGTATTTTTATAATTTTCGGCTTGAACTTCTCCAATATCGGAAACTGTAAAATTTTGTGCTGTATTTTGGAAAGATGAACCAGACACCAAACCCCATCCAGATAATTCCGCTTGTGTATAACTTTTTACATAATTATCAGGAACATAACCCTCTAAAATTGCATCTTGTCCAAGTGCATATAAAGATAATCCAGTATTAGTTTGAATTGTATTAGAAACATTTAAAACACTTGAAGCCCAAATTTCATTATTATATCCATATAAATTTGGTGTTTGACCATTATTACCAAAAGTTAATTTATTATCTTCTAAAATTGTATTGTTGACAATATATTTTTTATCATTTGGTATTTGCATATTATTATCAGAATTAAAAAAACTCATATTTTTATTATCTAATTTTTTAGTATTATCATCAAATAATTCGGCGGTTAAACTTGAATATGACATTGCTTATATAATTATGAATATAAAATATTTTAGATTTTATATTTATATATATGAAAGAAATTGAAATACAAAATAATATAAATGATTATATGACTAAAAAGAAAAAAATAAAAGGTTATGGAGTTTTTAATAGTATTAAAAACTTTTTTGATCCTTATACGGGTTATCGTCCTATTGTAAAAAAAATTATAAAAGAATATGGAAATCAAAAAATATATAAAATTCAAGCTTTTAGACGTCCAATTGTTTCTGCACTAGATAAAGTATTAAATTTTATTAGTTTGGGGCAATTTCAAAAAGGAAAAGAACTTAGTAATTATGATAAATTATATCATTTAGGATTAATAATAACTGTAGGAGCTGGAGGAAAATTTACAAATATTTTAATAGAAAAAAATGAAAGAATAACGGCTGAAATAGTTCCTTTAGGTTATACAGATAAAACTGCTGAATTTATTAATATTCCAATTACTAAAAATATAACTTTTGGTGAATTATTGGAAAATGCACAAAAAGGAATGGGACCAAAATATTTTGAATATGACCCGTTTTTTGGAAATAATTGTCAAGTTTATGCTAAATCTTTATTGGAATATTCTGGATTATTAACTCCTGAAGCTGATTCTTTTATTTTTCAACCACTTGATACAATTATTCAACAAATACCAAAATCCACCCCCATAATTGCTAGGGCTGTTACTCAATTAGGGGCTTTTTTTGCAAATATCGGATCAAAAATAACAGGAAAGGGTGATGGATATGCTTTACATTGTGTTGTTGTTAAAAAACCAATTACTAAAGATAAATTAAATTTAATTAAACAAGAATTTATTAAAGGGAATAAAAAATTTATTAGAGAAACTCCAAAAAGTTATAGATTACGTAATATTCCTAAACAAAAATTTATTAAAGATTCATTCAGAAGCGAAAAAATAAAAGGAAAACCTATAACTTTAATTTTTGGAAAACTTAAAGAAACAGGAGGTAAAATTGAAAAAGGAGTTATAAGTGAAGGAATTAAAAAAAATATACCAAAATTAGAAAAAGAAGCTTATGATTTTTTAAGTTCAATCCCGAAACCACAAGATTTTGATAAACCTGTTATTATTCCAAAAAATAAAGAAGATGTAAAAAAATTAAGAAAAGAATGGGAAGAAAAAAATAAAGATGAAATGCATAAAATAATTAATTTTAGTAAAGAACAAAAAGAAGCATATAAAGCCCAAAAACTAAAAGAATATAATGATTGGAAAAATAAACCAGATATTAAAGAAAAATTAAAAAGTATAGAAGAAGCCAAAAATAAAACAACTTTGAAAAATGTTGAAAAGGCTAAAAAATATTTTGAATTTACCAAATTAATAAATGCTTTAAAAGATAGAATTAAAGAAACTAAAAATTTAGAAGATAAAGATTTAAAAAATAAACTTTTAAATCAATACAATAACGATATTAAAAAAGTAGAAGAATATAAATTTTGGGAAGTTGAAAATCCACTATTAAGAGATCAATTAGATTCTCAATATAATAAAATGTTTGCAAATATGGCAAAAAATCCAAAAGTTTTTGGTAGTTTGCCTAGTGGTAAATTTTTAAAAACTGATCCTAAAATTGTAGAATATGTATATAATCATTATTTAAAACCTAATTTTGATTGGGATGGATTAATTAATGATGCTTTGCCTAGTTTATTAAATGAAGGTTTAAAATATATTCCAGCAGTTGGGCAAATTTTTGCTCCAATAGGAGATAAAATTATAGAAGAATCTAATAAAAATCAAAAAATACCAGATATTAAAGAGGGAGATTTTAATGTAGGTGAAATAGATTATAGTAAAGGATATGAATCTATACCAGAAAAAGATAAAATACAATTAAAAGAAGAAAGAGAAAATATGGAAAAAAAACAAAAAGAAATTGAACAACAACAAAAAGAAATTGTTGGAAGTGGTAAAGATAAAGATTTTAGAGAATTATTGAAAGAATTAGGAATTACTCAAAAAAAATATTTAGAATTAATGACAATTATTGCAAAAAAAAATGGATATGATCAACCACTTAAAATTTCAAAAGATAAAAAACATAAATTGGAATATGATGGTGTTAAATTTGGCAATTCAAATTATTTAGATTATATATTATATTGGCTTACTGAAGGGGATAGAGTCGCCAGAATTCATAGAGATAATTATTTAAAAAGAACAGAAAAAATGAAAGGTGAATGGAAAAATAATAAATTGAGTCCTAATAATTTAAGTAGAATCATTATTTGGGATGAAAATAATATTTTAAATAAGAATAATATATAATAATATAGTATAGATGCCTTATATTATTAAAAAAATTAAAGATGGTTTTAAAGTTTGTAAAAAAACAAATCCTAATAAATGTTTTAGTAATAAACCTTTATCAAAATCAAAAGCAATGAAACAAGAAAAAGCAATTATTATTAGTGAAATTAAAAAAAAAGGTAAATAAAGATTTAATGTTTAAATAAATAATTTTTAATTCCCGATATAATTAATCCTGTTATTGAAGGGGGATAATAATATAATACTATTATTTTTAATGGTATTTTAATATAATTACTATTCATTTATATATATATATATATTATATAAAATAATTTAAAATAAAATATATAAGTATATTTATATATAAATATGGATTTTTTTGAAATTATTAGACAAGAAATTATTTTAAAATTAAAAGAAAGTTCTAAACTTGATGAAAAATATAAAATTATAATGGGCAATGATGAAAAAAAAGAAGAATCTGACAAACCAAAAAAATATAATCAAAAAAAATATTATAATACTTTTGTAATTAAAAATAAAGATAAAATTATTGAAAAACAACAATGTGATATTTGTTGTGGTTCTTATACTTATTATAATAAATCAAAACATTATAAGAGTAATCGCCATCTAAAAATGGCTAATAAATTAAATTTAATTATATAATAATTTTATATTATATAATAGTTATTAGTTTAAAAATCAAAATAATCATTAAAATCTTCTCCTTTTTCTTCAATTAGTTCTTCTTTTTCCGTTTCACCTGTTGCTATCCAATTTTTTTTAATCATAATATCATATACATCTTTTGGAGTAAATCTAAAAACTGAAGTAATAGATGTTGTAGTTTTTAATATTGATAATTCTAATTCGGTTAATCTCCCTGTAAATTTATTAATATTTGGTTGAAATGATTTATCATTTATAAATCCACATTTTTTACAATAATCAACATACTGTTGATAAAAATTAACTGTTTTAATTTCAAATCTTGAATTATATTTTATAGTTTCATCTCCATTTTGTTCTTGAATATCTTCAAAATATTTATTTTTATTTTCAGATTCTAAGTATTTTTTATTTTCAATCCAATTTTCTAAAAATAAACATTCAACTGGAATATATAATTTGCACATATCTAAATAAGCTTGAGTTATTGGTCGTTCTTCTTTCCATTTTATTTTAGATATATCTTTATTATTTAAATAATCATATAAAATTTTAATAAATTCTGGTTTTTTAAAATGTTCAGCTAGTTTAGACCAAAATACTTCACCATATTTTGTTTTTAAATATTCTTCAGTAGATTGAAAAACAACAAATCTTCTATCTTTGCTTCTTACATCAATTGGAACTGGATTAGATTTATTTGTAAAAATAATTGCTCTTGCAAAATTTGAAATTGTTGTTTGTCTTACAAATTTTGGATTTAAAGTAATTGTATCTTCTGTAATAAATGATTTTATTTTACCTTCAAAATCAAATGTATCTTTCCCTTCGCATTCATTCATATTGACTAATAATTTACGATAAAAACCTTCTGCATAATCACCAAAAAAATCTTTAGGATTAGAAGACGTAATATAGTGGTGTTTGCCAATTATATTACCAATTGTATCAAATGTTAAATTTTTACCAATTCCTTGTTTTGATTTAAATATAACACAAATTGGAATTCTTTCATTTGGTTTTTGAATTAAATGAGCTAAATAATTAACCATATAATTAAAACTTTTTTCTTCATTTCCAACCATTTGATATAATAAATCTAAAAAAGGTTTTAATATTTTTTGTTTCTTTTCATTTGTATATGATTCATCTAAAACTAGATTTATATTTGGATTATATCCATTAAATAAATTAAAAGTATCAGATTTTGTTTTATCGCTAATATTACGAGTTCCATTATATGGAATAAAATCCATATTATTATATAATTTTAATTTACTATCATCAATCCATTCTTTAATAAAACTAGTTTCTTTTGTTTCATCTTTAATTGTTTTAAATATTGATGATTTTAAATGTTTAAATGTCTTGATAATATCTTCTTCACTATATAATAAACAGTTAAATGTTTTATTATCATTTTCACTATATACAAATAGTGGTTGAGGTCTTAATACCTTACACACAAATATTTCAAAATATTGTTTTTTCATTCCATAAGTGTTTAGAGAACTAAAATAATCAGTATCAAATTTTAGAGTTTTTTCAATGGGAAATAAAAAATCTTTATCTAACCCTAATTGAGAATTTTTAACATCTTTTGATATTTTTTTAAATATTTCTGGTTCAGTATCTTTATATAATTTTATTAATGACTTTAAAGTTAATGGTTTTTTTTCTGTATTTTTAATTATTACGTTTAATGAATTAAAAAATTGTTCCACATTATTTTTATTATATTTTTCACTTTCATATTGTTGTGAAATTTGATCAAACCAATAAAGCCCATTTTCTATAGATTCATTTTTTACTATAAAGCCAATTCTTAACCAATCATTATAACCTGCCATTTTTTTATATATTTGATGATTAATACCATATTTAATATATAATTCAGTTTCATTATTACATTTAATGTCTTCTTTAATAGATTCTTTAGTATCTTCTTTAATATCTTTTGGACTATTTTTTTGTTTTTTATCTTGAAGTTTTTGAACAATTTTAATATGTGTTATTTTATGGTTAAACATTCCACTAATATCATTCCAATCATATATTTCAGTGATTTCCCCTTTAAAATTATTAAGTTCTTTATTAATGCCTTCCCACATATTATTTTTATTTTTAATAAAATCCCCTTTAAAATATTTATATACATCTATTTGATCGGTATATTCTGGAACATTCTTAAATTTTGCATATATATGAATTCCTTTTGTATTTCCTTTTACCCATACACTATTTTTTAAAATAGTTTTAAATGAATCAAAATATTTATATTCATTGTTATCAATTTTATTATCAATAATATGAATTAAATCCTCTATATTATTAACTTCAGGTATATCAATATCAATACAATACATATTTTCAGTATGTTTTAAGAACAATGAATATATAGGGGTTAATGTTTTTTGTTCTTCTTTAGTTAACAGTATTGTTTCCCATTCACCGTTTTTATTCTTTATGTATCGTTCTTTAGGTTTAGTAATTGGTTTTATTTTTTTTATTTCATCAATTGTTGAATTATTTTTTTCACCAAGAGGTTTTTTATCCCCATTACTATCTAAATAATACCAACACTTTACAAAAGGAATATTTTCAGTTTTACAAAAATCCAACATTTATATATATATATAATATGTAAAATAAATTATTTTTTAAGTATTTTTATATTAAAATAAATTGTTCTATATATTATTTATATTCCAATCTAAATTTTTAAATACAAAGTCAATAGCCTCTATAATATATAATAATGGTAGATATGGTAGATATAAAATTATGATTTTTAAATATAAAAGTAATATGCTGATGAATAATGGTAGATATGGTAGATATGGTAGGTATTTTTGATACTTTTAAAAAATACAAATTTTTTTTAAATAAATTTTTTTCTAAAATTTAAAAAATATCTACCATTTCTACCATTTGTGAGACATATATACTTTTTTAAAGATTTATTAAATTTAAAGCTACCATTTTTGATTTTAATAAAATAAATATATAAATATATTATATATGATACCAATATATACATATAGTAAATATAAAAAAGATGGAACACCAACAAAAAAAGCAAAAATAATAGGAGTAAATAATGGCAATATACCAACAACCAAACATAGAGTTATAATAGAACATAAAAAACATACAATATATATATAATTATAGACCAGTATTGGTAGCTTTAATATTAAATTTATTAGTTCCTAACACTTTTTTACTAATTAAATGGTTTTGTTTTAAATCATTTTTTGTCTTAATCATTTTTTCAAGTTCTGGTTTTTTCAATTTTTCCAATATTTTTTTTGGACGACAAAGAGGATATTCTTTATATTTTTCTAAAGTATTAGATGAACCACAAGGGACTATTTCCCCTCTTAAATAATCATTTGCACTTAACCATTCTTGATTAAACCATTTATTAATATTCATTTTTGCAGGTTTTCCTTTAAATTTACCACCTTCTTCTTCATATTTTTTAACAATTAAAGCAGATCTAAAAAGAGAATGTTTAGGATATTTTTTGTAAATTTCATTTTTAATTTTATTATATAAATCAATATCTACAGGTTTCCCTGAACCTGTTTTTAATCCAATTAGTCCTCTTAACTCCTTTTCTGTTTTAAAATGGATTCTTTTATTTTGTTTAAAAAGCCCTCTATCATTTAAAAGAAAACCATTTTCTTTAGCGATTTTACGATATCCAATATTATGTCCTTTTTCAATAGTTCTCATTACTTTTAAACTATCAAATTCTTGATTATTATCAGCTTTCCAAAAATCATAATTTATACCATCCAATAAATATTTAGAATATTTTGAACCATTTTTTAAAACTTTAGCACCAAATTTTTTTAAAATATTTGTAATAATATCTAAATTTATATTAGTTACTAAATCAATATCTTTACTATTTTTTTCGCCTCTTGCTATACTACCCACTAATAAAATTTTATTCTTCATATTATTATATGGATAAAAAAAAACCTGTAAATATTGATAAAACTGTTGAAACACCAATGACTGATTTAGATATAAAACATTATATACCAAAACCAACAATAAAATATTGTGAATTATCAAAATATAAAACAATAGAAGATTTACTTCCAAATAAAAAAGACTGTCAAATAATGCTTATAGAATCTGATTTAAATAGTGGTCATTGGGTCGCACTTTTAAGATATGGTAATACTATTGAATATTTTGATAGTTATGGAGGTTCTCCTTCATCCCCTTTAAAATGGAATTCAAAAGAACAAAATGAAAAATTAAATCAATCTATCCCATATTTGGATAAATTATTAAGTAAAACAAAAAAGAAAGTTATATATAATGACATAGATTACCAAAAAGAAAGTAATAATATAAATAGTTGTGGTGCACATTGTGTTTTTAGATGTCTTCAACTTCTAAAAAATGGATTAAATTTAAAAGAATATAATGATTTAATGAAAAAAGCTAAAAAAAAAACAAAATTAGATTATGATAAAATTGTATCAGCTTTTATTAATTTAAGAGAGTAATTAATTTTTTTTTGGTTCATCTTTGATATAATAATAATTTTGAGTTGCAACTGTATGTCCCATTTTTTCAGCAACTTCTTTTTGTTCATTTTGTAATTTTTGTAATTCGCTATTTTTACCAAATTTATCACTTACATATATTTTACGTAATTGACTAGATCCTATTTTTTTACCAAAAATTTTATTTAAAATACGAGTAATACTATTAACTGAATCCAACGGAGATCCATCATAATAAACTAAAAATGGAACATTATCTTTTTTAGTTAATTTACCTTTTAATAATGGATGATGTTTAACATAAATATCAATAACTTCTTTTAATTCTGGTTTAATATCAAATATCTGTTTGCCATATTTTTTTGAAGTTTTATAAACATTAAATATTAATTTATTGGGAGATATATAATTTTTATCATTTGGTAAATTATCAGTATAATTTCCTACTATATTACAATCTTGATAATCTTTATTTCTCCTAGGTTCTTCTAATGTGTATAATGATAAAATTAAATAACTTAAAAGTGTATTATATTGATTATTATTTAAGACTTTATTATTTTTAAATTTTTCAACCATATTTTTTAAATCATCTAATTGTTTTTTAACTGAATCTAATTCAATCCAATTTTCTTTTTGAACTTGTGTTAATTCACCAACATTTGTATTATCCTTAATTTTTTTAGCTATCTCATTCATTTTTTCATTATAAAATTGATACATCTTATTTAATTTTTTATTATCATCTTTAAACATTTTCAAAATTGTAACAATAGAAATTAAATAACCCCTAGCAGTATTATCTTTATATGAATGTATTTTTTTTAAGATTTCATCAGTTTTTGATAAAAAATTAAAGTTTTTTAATGGTAAATCATCATTTAAAAGTTCTAAATTTCTAACATATAAATTTACACTATTTGGACTTAGACTTTTTTCTGTTAATTTTGTGATAAGATTTTTTTTAAATTCTGTATCTTTGCTATTCATATAATTAAATTTAGATATTTAATTTTAATTATATAATTTTATAATATAAAAGTATGTAATTTATTAGCTTCACAAATATATTTTGTATATCTGAGACAGCTTTTACCTTTTAACATTGCACAATCATAATTACCTTGAATACAAATTCTTCTTAAATGTGTTTTATCTATAATTAAACTTTGAATTTCATATATATTATAATCTTTTTTATCTTTATTAACAATTCGTTCTGTTATTAGATTATCAATATATTTTTCTATTCTATCTATATTTTCTAATTCCAATTTTTTTAGTTCAGTATTTAATACTTCTATATCATTAAATATTCCAACTATACATTTTGTATGAGTATCATAAATAATTCCAGCATAATTTGTATTAGCCATTATATATATATATATATATATATGAGAAAAAAAATTTAAGAATAAAAATCTAAATAAAAATTTATTCAACACCACATAAAAATAAATCTTTTTCAGTCAATACACAATTTTCTTCATATTTAATATAACAACACCATCTAGTTCTTAATTTTTTAATTTTTTTTAAATCTTCCTTAGTAATACAAGTATAATTTTCAATTAAATATTTTAAACTAAGTGGAGTTGTTTTTTTAGGGAAAAATACAATAATATCTGATTCTCTTAACATTGTAGATGTTTCTGAACGGTTTGTAAGTGCGTGATTTGTTGCAATTACTGAAACTTTATTAGATCTGGCTAATTTATATAATTTATCCCGAAATTCATAAACTGGAACTTTATATTTTTTAGTAAGTCCATCAATATCATCAAAAATACATAAACAATTTTGACATTCTTTGTAATCAATTGGATGGTCTAACCAATCATCATCTATTAAAACTCGTTGAACTATTTTAATATCATCTATAACTTTATCAACAGGTTTTTCAGAAAAAAAGAATACTTCATTATCAGGATACACTTTTATATATTCTTTAATATATGAAGCCGTAAAATAAGTTTTACCAGCTCCAGCAGGTGCTAAAATTGCAATTGTAGCCCTATCTTTTTTTTTATTTGGAACAAGTTGAAAAAACCCTTTATTGAGTTCTAGAGAATCAAAAGTTTTAAAATCCTCATTATCATTATTATTTAAATAGATTTTTTTGTTTTTAAATTTAGGATTTTCTTTAATTTTACATATATCTTCGCCTTCAACAAAATTAAAATAACTCATTATATTATAAATTACCTTTATAAAAAAAATCAGATCTTAGTTATATCTAAGTATATCTTTTTAGCCTCCTTATTTATTTTTTTGTAAATATCTTTAATATATTTATTAATCTTTTTAATATTTGGTTCTAATCCTAAATCTTTTAAATTTATATTTACCTTTTTTAAAGTTATAGGATCGTCATAATTTTCTAATAATCTTTTATTTGCCTCTAAAATACCCATAATTTGATAAGGCTTACCATATTCTTCAGTGTTAAAAAATTTACTAATTTTATTTACTATTTTTCTATCAACTGGGCGATTTTGTTTATTATAATAACTATTGATTGAAAATACTTTTTTTAAAGCTTTAAAATAATTACCATCATCAATTAATTCTTTAATGTCTTTTTCTACTTTTTTTACATAATCTCCTTTAAATTTATTTTCTCCTTTTTTAAAAAAATTATAGATAACACTTAATTCAAAAAAATTATTGTTAATTCTAATAACAAAATCTATTTTTATAAAATCTAAGTTATTAAATGTTTTTTTAAAATCTTCTAATTTAATATCTGTTTTTTTAAAAATTTTAATTTTTTCACCATTTTTTTCTTGTAATTTCAATTCAACAAAATAAACATCAGGATTTTCTGTAACTGTATTAATAATTTTTGTAATATTTTTATATATAGTTTCTGGATTAGATAAAGGAATAAAAGATAATAAATCATAATCACTAAAATATTTTTGATTAATATAATTACTAGAACCTTTAACTACAATTTTATTATTATTATATTTTAACATTTTTACAATTTTATCTATATCAGGTTCTATTCCTCTTTTAGTATCAAATATCTTTAACATATAATATTACTTAGAAAATATTATATAATAAATAAAATTTATTTTTTGGGTCTTCCTACTTTTTTAGGTCTTCCTACTTTTCTTTTACCCATTCCTTCTAATTGAAATGGATTTAATTCATCATCTTCATTTTCTTTAACAGCAATTTCTATTTGTGTATTTGGCATATTTGCGGTTGCTTCTAATAGTTGGGCTATTAATTGATTGGCTTTTTTCTTTTTGTCATTCATATTTGGTTTTGTCATTTTTGTTTCAGCCACTTTTTTAGGTCGTCCAACTTTTTTTTTAACAACCTTTTTAGGTCGTCCAACTTTATTTTTAATAACTTTTTTAGGTCTTCCCACTTTTTTTTTACGTCCTTCTCCAGTTTGTGGGGGATTTTCATTTTTCATTAATAGTTGTTCATTTTGTCTCAATAAATTTTCTAAACCTTTATATTGGCTTTCTATTAATGCTTGTTTCATTAAACTATTACTATCTGTTTTTCCCTCATATTTTTTTAATTCTTCAATTTTTTCATCCATTTGTTTTTTATAAATTGCAATTCTATCAAAAATTGGTTCCATAGTTCGATATTTTTTTGCAATTTCTTCTGAATTTTTTTCTGTGAATTTTTGTGCAAATTTTTCATTTTCCATATTTATTTGTTCTTGTTTTTCTTTTAATTGTTTCTTTTGTTCTTTTTTAAAAGCATTTATTTGTTGTCGGCGTTCTTTATCAGCTTTTTTTTGTCTAAGTTGTTTTAAATTATGTTCTATTTGCCGATCATATTCTTCTTCTTCTTCTTCTTTTTGTTGTTGTTTATCTAATATTCTCTGGATTTTCCACATATCTTTTTTTCTTTTTTTTATATCTTTTTTAAATTCTTTTTTTTCTGCGGAAGTCATTCCTCTATAAACTTCAAGTTCTTCGGGAGACATTTCAAAATATGGTTGTTTTTCTTTTACTACTTCTTCTTCTTCTTTTTCCATTTTATTGAATTCTTTAGCTAGTTTTTCTAATTTTTCATCTGGTTCTTCATATTTTTTTTTAAAATATTTAAGTGCTTCATCATATGCTTTTTGTTTTAAAGCTTGTATATTAGTTTTTGAAATATTACCACTTTTTTGAACATCTCTTCTATAATCACTATGTAATTTATTATAATTTTTTTCCACAAGTTTATCAAATTGTTCTTGTGTGTAGGGAATCTCAGCTTTTTGGAGTGTTTGAATTTCTTCTTCTGGATTAAAAATTAATCCAGTTTCTTCATTTACAAGTTCATATAATTTATTATATAATTTAGTAAAATAGTTTTGATAAACTGCTTTTACTGTTTCTCCTCCTTCTCTTTTAACATTAAAACTCTTTCTTTTAAATTCTTCATAATCCTTTGTAATTGCTTTTCTAAGTTTTTCACCTTCTTCACTATCAATATTATATTCAGGGCTACTTGTCAATTCAGTAAACAAATTTTCAATTCGTCCAATTAAATCAAGAGTTTGAGGAGGTTTTTCAAGTTTTCCAATTTTCTCAATATCTTTTTCAAATTTTTTAGCCATTTCAGCATTTAATTTAACAGGAACATAAAATCTATTTTCAATATTATTATACATTTCATTTATTTGTTCCATATCTATAAATTTATTTTTAATAGAAATATCTAAAACTTGTTTTAAAATATCTTTCAAACTATCAAATTTATCTTGAATTCCGACTTTATCTTTTTGACTGATTGTATGTTCTTTAACAAAAGTTTTTAAATAATTTGTTAAATTGTTATAATCAGTTATTAATTTTCCAGAATTTGATTGTGATTTTTTTGATAAATAATTATCAATTACATTTTGTATATCTGCTCTTAAATCTTCAAAATATTTATCAATATTAAAAGTTGTAATATCTTCTAATATTGTGGGTTCACTATAAGGTTGATTATTTTGTGCAACAAATCTAAATTGTTTTCTAACCACATCTTTATTAGCTTCTAAATCTGCATCAATATATGCTTGATTCAATCTTTTATAAATACTTGGCATTTTTATAAATAGTATATATATATTAATTATAAAATAATTTAATTAAATTAATATTTTATCTCTTCTTTTTTAATAATTTTTGAGGCTTCTATCATATTTACTCCCCGTTCTTTCATAATTTCTTTGATTTTTTTCATTCTTTTTTTCATTTTTGAATTTAATTTTTTTTTACCACCTGCCATACTAGAGCTAGGCAATTGCATTTTATCAACTAATTTTTGTCCTCCTATTTTTCTTTCATAATTACCACCTTTCATTTTTTTTGATTTTTTATTAGAATCAGATTCAGAATCAGATTCACTTTCTGAACTTGAACTATTAACATTATGAGAATCAATATCTATATGTATTTTATCATTTGGATCTTCTTTTTTATATATTTTAACACCTCCTTTATAACTTTTTATAGCTTGAACACCACCATCATAACAAATACTACATCCACCACTTTTATGGTTTCCAATTTTAAATTCATCAAGACCTTCTTCTTTTAAAGAATAAAGACGTCTCATTTCATTGGCTACAAATTCATCATCTAAATTGTTTTGCATTATATAATATCTTAATATAAAAATTTTATATAAAAATCAAAAATCAAATTTAATCTTTTATTTTTCGT